CATAGAGGTTATCCTTAATATCATAAGGAGGATCAAGGTATACAAAAGCATTACCTTCACTACCAAGTAGGTAATCATAGGAGTAATTAGTTATACGCCACTTTTCAATGATTTTTGAATATCCAGGTAGTTTATCAATTCCTCTCATAGTGAAGTTGTTCATTGATGCCATCTTAGAAAAGGAAGATGACTCAGTGAGACCTGAGAAGGAACACTTGTTGACAATATAAAAAGCAACTGCTCTATCAAAGTTGCTGATGTCTTTATTATTGATAGATTCCTTTGACTTGAGAAACAACTCTCTTGCAGATTCCTCTGTCATATGAGATGTTTTCAATTCAGTAAGAGTATTCTTCATGTCCACACCAAACATCTGAAGCTGCTGCCAGAAGTTTACCAGTGGTTCATAAAGGTCATTGACCCATACATCCAGGTGTGGATACTTCTTGGTGATGTGGATAGAAACACTACCACCACCAAGAAAAGGTTCACGAAACTCTTTGTAGTTTCTTAGATCAGGGAAGTAAGGATCCATCTTGGTGCAAGCACGTGACTTACCCCCAGGATACCTTAAGGGTGTCTTATGTGATTTCATCAGAGGATCAGTTTCTTACTTGGGGTTTTGATGGGTGAGAACATGTCTTCATACTGCTCCACCAATTCATCATTGACATCAGCAATATAGATGACCCATTTGGTGTTGATCTCCAGTTCTTTCTGATCCCTATTCAGAAGAGGAGCATAGGGAGCAAATCCAAGTTGACCACCACCAGCAGGGACAGCAACAATGGCATTCTCAATCACAATACTGTCTTCTTTAGTTTCAAGAACAGATGCTACAACATCCTCACCAGAGGACAGACGAATTACTTTTACATTCATTTGAATTCACTTTGTTTTGGATAAGGTAACCAATCATTGTATGTATGACACATATTACAATAATATTCTGCGTGATGCATAATATCTGGTCTTAGAATAATTCTCATAGATTCACAATCACACCACTTACATTTTTTAGGATAATTCCAATCAACAGTGTTATTATTGAACTCTTCCTGTTTTTGGAATTCTCTATGTTCATATTCTAATTGTTTTATATTCCATTCAATCCAACGTTCTTCTTGTTCTTTTGCTTCAATAATCTTTTTTTGTTTTTCTTTTTGCCTCTCCTCTTTCATCATTTTGCGAACCCAAGGATCTTTAGGGTCAATACGTTTTCCTTGTTTAACAGCATCTATAAGATGCTGAGGAGGTCTACCCAAACTGCTCATTTGAACTCGCATTCCACCATAAGTTCAGTTAGACAAGCAAGCATATTTATTTCCTGGTCTGCCACAAATGCGATCTGGTACTGATACTTAGCAATGATGAGCACAGCAGCAGGAATACTATTGTTCTCAAGGGCATTGTAAAGAGCATCATACACACGACGCAGTAGTACAGAAGAATCATTGTCCAGATTATCAACGACCCATTTACGTACTTCAGGGAAGTTCTTCTCTTTGAGATTCTTGACAAGATCATTTACAGATACATCAGAGAAAGAAGCAAGGATACCAGAATCAATTTCACCACCAACAGAGTATCTTTGACACTCATTCAAAACACGACGCCAATCAGGGAAGTGTTTGTTGATCAGTTCTACCAGGACCTTGTTATCATATTTAATATTTTCTGCAGCCAGGATTTCTTGGAGACGCTTGAAGAATTGTGCTGCAATACCTTGGCGTTCCTTTCCTTTGATTCCAAACTCAACAACTGCACATCTGCTGTGCAATGGTTCAATGATTTTGTTCTTGTAGTTGCAGGTGAAGATGAATCTGCAATTACCAGCAAATTCCTCAATAGACGCCCTAAGGAGGAGTTGTACATCATTGGTTGTGTTATCTGCCTCATCAATGATGATGACTTTGTGTTTAGCAGTCGCTGTAAGTGAGACGGTCGAAGCAAAGTTCTTCGCATTGTTTCTGACAGTATCAAGGAATCTACCTTCGTCGGATCCATTGATGACATATACATCTACTCCAAGTTCATTGCAAAGTGCTTTGGCAACTGTGGTCTTACCAATACCAGGAGGACCTGCCAAAAGCATATTAGGGATTTCACCCCTCTCCACAAAGTCCTTGAATGTCTTCTTGGTTTGTTCAGGAAGGATACACTCATCAATGGTTTTGGGACGATACTTCTCAACCCAAATAAAATCATTCATCTTTTTTATCACCTTTATTCGTTTTTTTCAAAAGTTCCTGATATTTCCTTTTACCTTTTTCTACAAGGTGCCAAGGAGCATATAAAGGACCATCATAATCTTTTTTCTTCATGCCAAAGGTCTTACAAATTGTTCACTTACTATGTCAGTAGCACACATCATATCATACATGTATGTCACTGCAGCACGTGGGACAGTGTGATCTCCACAAGTGAAGACATCACATACTGCCATACCATTCTCTGGCCAAGTGTGAATGCTAATGTGACTCTCAGCAAGAAGAGCAATAGCAGTCACACCTTGAGGATCAAACTTGTGAGATGAGACATTCAGCAATGTGCTTTTGCAAACTTGTGCTGCATGAACAAGAACATTGCGAATGTGTGCTTCATCATCAAGTAGATTTTCAGAGCAACCTTTCAATGTAAAAAGGATGTGTCTCATCATCCAAAAGTGGAGTCAGGCTCCAGGGCAATGTAATAAGTCAGGTCATAGTTGGTGTTCTTGAAACTTGCAAGCAGTTTCTGAGAAACAATCACTTCATAGGTTCCAGGAATGATCTTGATGTTCTCTACCTTGAAGTTGAAGGTAAACTCAGATTCAGTTTCACCAACAACAATGGAGAAGTCATTGGAGGTATCATTCTTCTTGTCACGAACCACCAGTTGCACAACACCATTCTCACCAATGGCAGAGATGTCAGGGAGTTGATAGACAGATGCTGCTTTCAGCAGTTTGTCCAGTTGGTTGGTATCAAGTTCAAAGCAAACATCTTCAGAAGGAAGAGAGATCTCTTTGTTGGGAGGAGTAACAATTACATTCTCATCAGCAAAGAAGTACTTGGAACGCATACGACCTTCTTTGATGACAACATAACTGTCATTCTCAAAGTCAAGATCAGGACTGTGATGCAGACCAAGACCATTGAGGAACTGGTTCAGATCATAGATGCCAAAGTCCTTGGGAAACTCTTCATCCACAGTTGCTTCTGCCAGGATGTTCTTCATCACACTGATGGTGCGAAGTTTCTTACCTTCTTTGAAAAGAATGGACTGGTTGATGGAAGAGAAGTTCTTCAGGATGTTTACAGTTTTATCAGAAAGTTTCATAATTATCAGTAGAAGGCTTGTGGAGTCCAGAGAAGTGGTAGAGCAATACACAATAGTGAATTGCTTTCAGAATGTCAAGTTTGGACTTGCCATTCTTCTTACCAAAGCGAGAAAGGTATTTGATTGCATTGGAGCGACAGAATGGTTCTGCATCTCCAATACTCTCAATCAGATCAAGAGTTTGTGTCTTTGACTCTTGAGAAGTGTAGTGGGCACGATAAGTCCCAGAGAGATAATCCTGAATTTCCTTCAGTGTGAGATCCTCTTCATACTTCCAGAAACCATTTTGGTTATTCATATCCAGTTTTAGTTCATTCACAACAGGTTCATTTGCATCATCTGGAATATCTGGATACATGGAATCCAGATATTCTTTTGTTGGGAGGGGTGTCCATTCAAACCCCTCAGGTGGTAGATGATCAGACATACTCAATCAATCATACAGTAAAGACCATACAGTTATTCTATCAAGAGCAACTTAGTTAGTCAAGTGGCATTTTCTCTCCAGTAGCAGTGTACTGGAATTGAACATCTCCATCAACCTTATCATAGAGTTCAAGGAATGCTTGCTTGGTTTCATCATCAAAACGATTCACACAAACTTGAATTGCTTTCTCTTTATCACCAAAGATAGAGTAAGCACGAATGATGTGAACCAAACGACGAGTGCTGATCACTTCATCAATACCACCATCATAGAAGGTCTTACGGATGATGTCTGCCCAGTCACAGAGACGCATACAGAAGGTAGCATCATAGACACCCAGTTCCTCAGAAACATTCTTCAGGATCTTTTGTTCAGAAGCAACAGAAGGATACTCTTGCTCAAAGGTAACAGGGAAACGCTCAAGGAATGCTTCATTGAGCACATTGGTTCCAACAAAGCGACCATCATCAGATCCTTTGCCTTTGGTGTTTGCAGTGGCAATCACATTGAAACCTTCAGCAGGTTTGACCAGTTTTCCA